TTTTCGCCGGTTACACGAATGGACTTACCTAATGTTGGAAAACTGAGAAGATCACCTGGATGCATGACCCATAGTAATGTTTTTACGCCTCGTCTATTGTCCACTTCATAGACAAAGCTTTCTCGAATGACACGTGGCTTTTCTGCACATGCTTGTAAAAAAGGGCGTATGATATCTTTACCTTTACGCTTCTCTACTTTGGCTTTGCCAAGAATCCAATACTTGTCTTGATGCTGGTTGGCATTCATGACTTTCTCTAATTCCTTGTTAAAGTGGGATGTGATTCCCTCTCTAGTTTGGATATGTTCATTGAATTGGATACTGGCAGGCGTTATTAGCATGGTTATACTCTTGTTAGACTAAGATGGACGTCCACGTAGGCTTTCTTTTTTCTCTTGCTCATCTTTATGTCGCATCGCTTTCATACGATCGGAGTTTCCATAGCCAGGTCCAATATCAGAACCCTTTTTTGGAACGCTTAACGGATTAGTTTTAGTGCTATATGCACCAAATGCACTTGCGCCTGCAGAGCCTTGTGGGGGCTGATAACCGGGGTTATTTTGTCCACCATAAGTCTCCATTCTTGGCATCATCTTGTTAGATGTGGATGTACCCTTAGCCATATCTTTTCCTATTGTTTAAGAGACTGTGCTGTTGCCATATCGTTTTGCAATTCAGCCTGTGCCGATTGCTGTTCTTGCTGCCTGATTTCGGCAGCGAGCCTTAATACCTCGGTCAATCTACTGCGAGGAATATCTTCTATTTCGGCGATCGTTTTTGCGTTATCTAAAAATGCCTTGGCATAATTCTGTACCACTTCTGATTCGCGCTCTTTTGCCAATCCAATGTCAGATAACACACGCGCTCTACGTTCTTCGGCTAGTGCTGTCGATTGATTAATGGAAGCCATGTCCATCATCTTTTTCACTTCCATGATCTCTTCTTCTTTCTTGGCGGCTTGCATTGCGGGCAAATGTGCGTAATTGATTAAGATTTCAATATTAAACTCAGCCGTATTTAGGCCTTCATTTAATTGTTGCTCAATCAAATCTTCGCTATCCGGAATGATAGTATTTTGGAATAATCGAGTATCTCCGCTTTTTGAATTGGTGAATGTCGATTGGTCTGAGTGTGCCGATAGTACAAATGGATAACCAAAACCCTCGCAAATATCCTTCATATTGCCCAATTGCATTTCGTTTAGCATCAAATCCTTTACATTCATTGCCATTTGCTGCCAATTTAATGCAGCGGTTGTAATGATAACTTGGCTTTGGCCGCGCGTTAAACCGTAATTAGAATAAAATTGTGATTCAACTCTTTCGCGTTCTTCTTTTTCTATTGGGATATGTCCGACCTTATCTTTCGAATGGTTGGATAAAATACCCAATGCGCCGCGTTTTTGTACCAATGTTGCTTCAGCTTCATAAATCGCAATGGCATTACTAACGGGGTAACGCATCGGGATTAATCGTGATTGCGGAAATAATGTGATAGGGTCAATAATTGTGGAATCGGAAAACATTATCAAGTCATCAAAACTTAATTCAGTACGCGTTCCATCAAAGTAAAAATAGAAACGATAAATATCGCCTAAATTCTTGTAAGAACCTGGCATTACCATTCCGTAATGTTTGCGCTCCCAAACAATATTTTCGGGTGGTAAAGCCCAAATTTGATATGGCCTATCTCTAAAACCAAATGGATATAATTTTAGCGCAAAGCACCATCCATTAATTTTTACGTTTGTGTAAATCTGTTTTAGGAAATGTTTGCCGGTTTGAATTGGATTAGGTTTAGCAAGTAGTCGCTCCCATTCTTTGTATTGGCCACGTACATAATTGCCTGTATTTCGATTGATAACCTCAATCTTGCCCGCTGTAAAAGCCCGCGCCATTGCAGATAAAACTCCCGCCAATGGTGCGCAACGGCTATAAGCTGCAAATAAATCTACTGAATCATTTAGTTCGATGTATTGAACACTACCGTTGGCATCAAGTGGCATAAACGAAATGCCCGTTGGCATCTGAATGCCCATATTATCCTTTGCCCCAAAATGTGTATTTGTCGGCAAAACAGAAAGCCAATTATTGTTTGATTCGTGTTTCGATGACATCCCAATATTTTTTGATTATTGTTACTTGTTGGCCGTTCATTTCGGCTGGTATAATATCCGTCCTAAATACTTCCAATAATTCGTAATAATGAAGCCAAATTTTAAATCCAACTACTTTTTTAGGCCACCACGCAAATTTAATTCTTATGCGTGTTTCGCCATCTTTGAAGTTTTGTATCGAAATTGGTCTTTTCATTGCAACAAATGTAGGTTAAAAAATATTTAGTAATGAAAATTTTTTATTGTCGGAAAAAATGAGTGTACACAGCATATCGTATTGAATCCATCAAATGGTCGTATCCTTCGGCGGGTGTATTGGTAATAACTTCTCCATAGGTAACGTATTGATATCGGCTTCTTTCGGTTCTAATATTTGGGCTATCTTTTGTGAAATACACTTTAAAAGTCTTTAACTTAGCCAAGCCTGCAGAAATGTTTTTGATAGCTTGGAATGCTGCAATTCCACTTCTTCGCATTGCTGAAATTAATTGCGGGTCGTGATCACAATAAACGGGCTGCCCATCAACATAGCCATTTTGTTTAAGTATTTCCAAAATTCCATTTTCATCACCACAAGGAACATAGCTGCATTCTTTTACAAAAATATCATTGCCAACCCGCACAAGTTTTGTTATTGCTGTGGGGTCGTTGGTATATCCAAAGTCGCAACCCCAAATAACCTTTTCTTCATTCGGTAAAGAATCGCATTCTTGCCAATCACCGTGAATTAAAACATCTGTATTTGGTTTAGGGTCTTGTTGATAAAGGGCATTAAAAGTTACTTGGTTTTGGTTTTTAACACTAAGCAATTTTTCTACTGAGTGCATTTCGGGCCATAAAGCCTCGCCAATTTCTCGATTGTCATAAGCGCAAATACTATCTTCTTTTATCGCTGGCAACTTCAAAACGTGCCAATCATTCTCTTTTCTGAGTAAGTATTGGCAAAGGTCATCTTCGTCCCAAGAAGTCATAATAATTAGCTGTTGGCTATTGTTGTGCAAGCGGGTTCTAAAAACGTCTGAAAACCACTCACGAAGATTGCGTTTATATGCTTCGCTTCGTGCTTGCTCTCGGTCTTTGTACGGGTCATCAATAATTCCAATATCAACGGGATTACCAGTTAGTGATCCGCCTACGCCAATAGTCATAATTGAACCTTTATGCCCTAAAATATCAATTTTATCGGTGTTGCGGACTTTATCCTTTTCGACTTTTTGATGTAGTTCGCTATTGTTCAGAATCGTATTTGGAAAAATATCGCAATAGTTTTGATTGTCTATGTAGCGTTGTATTGAACGGTTAAAACCATTGCTCATTCCATCATTGTAGGAAACTAAAGCGATTCTTCTATTAGGATTTTTACCTACTAAAAAAGGCGGGAATAGCCTTGTAGTTAATTCGGATTTGCCGTGCTGTGGTGGCATAAGCACCATCATTTTTTTTATCTCCCCACGCTCAAATTTTGTAAGGTCATCAGCAATAAGTTTGTGAAACCATTTGACTTTGTAATCCTCTTTGACGTAGGTAACAAAATCAATAAAATTACGCTTCGCCAATTCCGCCCTTACGTTGCAATTCAGCAATGAGTTTAAGTTCTTCATCTGTGTACTTGCTGAGGTCTATTGGGTTAATTTTATCGCCTTTTGTGGTGTGGTCTACTGCTACCTTATCGCCGTACTTTGAAGGGCGCATTTTCGACATTAGCCATTTTCGGGTATCTACTCGCAACTTTGAACGATTAATCCATTCGTTATCGGGAATATCTCCCTTATCGGTGCTTATCGTGTCATTAGCTGAAAAGTCGGATATTTCGATGATTTCATCGGCCATAAATTCAACCCGTTCATCACACGCGCGCGCATATTGGGCCGCTTTGTTTTCATCCTCATCAAGCCAATAATAAAATGATTCTTTGTTAATCGAATCCTTTTGCGCCTTTAATGCTTTTCTCAAAGACAAACCATTGCTAATTAGCGCACAAATTTCGCTAACAATACGGGTTCTATCTTCGGGTGAATAAGCCATAAAAAATTAAGGTTGTAAAACGTTTGGTGGTGTAGCTGTGCCAAATACTCTTTCAGTCGTTACCGCTGTTTCAGTTGCGCACCATCCAGAACAAGTTGGACATTCAATTTTTTCACTAGGGTTATTAGGGTTTATGATTAGCCCTTCACCTGGCATTGGGTTTGGTTGTGATTGGTCGGGATCAATCCAAGCGCATTGAGGGCAAGCGAATGGGAGTTGAGTATTTACTTCAAATCCTATTGAATCTCTAATATCCTCCAAAGTTGTTTGGAGTGTATTGTGTTCGATTGCTTGTCGAACCATATACGGTTTGATAAATAAATCCATTGTTGCCATATGCCAAAGGTAAAGCAAAAAAAATTGAAACGAAAATTTTTTTTTCTTTCGTCTATATATTCTATTGTTCTATTGTTCCCTTGTTTTATATGGTATCAATTGCTTTTGCAGTTGCTTTGTGAATTGCTTTATCAGTTGGTTTGTCAAATTTTGATAAAGCAAAATGATGTTTTTGGTCTTTTTTTTATGATTATTTGGCTGTGTAAAAAAATAGTTTGCGCTGTGGTATTGGTTTTCGGACTTTTTTTGTAATTATTTTCAAAAAAAGTTGTCCCAAAATTAGGATAGTAATATTAAAGGTTGTAATATTGCAACAGAAATCAAAACACTCACTTTTAAAAAATCAAAACAATGGCAAACTTAAAATCAGTAGCAATCGAAGACCAAGTAAGCGTCTTGATGCAAGAAGTATCAAGGCTTAATGAAGAAATAATTAAACTTCACAAGTATAACGAAGAACAAGCAAAAGTTATGATGAGCCTTGTTGAAGTGTCGAAAGATGCATATTTACTACTTAACGAAGAAATAACACGCGTTGCCAAACTTCGTGCTGAAATTAACCCATCACTTTCCTAAAATTAATTTACCATTAAAAACAACTTAACAATGGACAAGCACTTAAAAAACCGAGCAAACGAAGCAACCTCAACCATAGAGGAATTAATAGAGATGGTTGAAACCCTCGAAGCCGAAGTCAAAACATTGCAAGACCGCATAGAAGACTTGGAGACAGAACTCGACGCAGCCAACGAAACTATTTCAAACATTCAAAATGATTAAACCAATGCTACACGAACTCACAACAGAACAATTGCAGCAGCAACTAGACTACGCAAATGCGGGGCTAAAC